CTCCAGGTTTAGTGCATTATGCACTTGGTTGACTACCTCCCACCCTGTGTGTTATATCACAGGGTTTACTTGAGCACTCGTCAGCTGAATCCAAGGTTCGCCTTTGGGGAAAGACGCGTCTAATGGTCTAGGACTACACGTGTCACTGGGGCGTTATAGCCCCATATTTATCCACTTATTTATTATTGAGGCACAACTAATCCTGTGGGGCGGGACGACTAAGGATTTGCACATGACGCCTAATATTGGCCGTGCACTTCCTGATGCCTTACTTAACCACTTGTAGTTCTTCCTTGATGTTGATGGAGTAGTGGTATTCCGGAAGGGTTAGGTTTGATTTGACTTTGGAGTCTACAACCATCCTCTTGGACAATGGTGCTTGCGCCATTGACTCATTTCCCGGATGTGCTACTGAGCACCTACCTGTGGAGGTCCACCGTTGCCGAAGACCCTGAGTGTTGTTGCGCAGGGTGGTGGTTTTTGTTTTGCTGTGTAACTATTCCCTAATAAGGTATGTGTATTCCACCCACAGCTGTTTGTTCCGAACTGACACTGACGATTCACATCTACGCAGAACTCACATATTCCACTCCTTCGTTGTAACTCCTTCAAGCCCTTGATCCAGGTTTGAATTGCGCGGTAAGTTGGATTAGGTATGCCTGTACCTCGATGGCATGCTTTCACCTTGTTTGTCGACTTTTTGAAGTATTAGAGGTCTACTCCTACACCCCCATAGCTCATGAAATGAAAGACCATTCTGAAAATCAATTTCAACCAATTTGCATCAGGCAGGAAATTAGTTTCTTTATCCTTTATCCTCTAATGTGTGTGAGCCAAGTGGCCTTTATTGGTCATCTGGTACTCATCACATTCCTGAGAGTAATGACACATTCTATTTTTATTGTCCTTGCAGCTCTTATGTCTTTCCTTTACTTGAATCCTCAAGATTCCTCATTTTATCTTTTCGCCACCTTTCATACTCGTGCCACACAGAACCCTCATCCTACTGCTTACCATCTACGCTATCTCGCCCCCAAGAGTGGGCTTGCTATGTACTTGAACAAAACTGGCTCCATGCGTAGAGAGGCTAACCGTGCAGCTTTGGCTGAACGGCGTACTTTTCAAATCGCTGGAGAATTCAACCATTATGCAGTGGAAGAGGGCGGTCCTGACACTTGTCTTTTGAATGAGTTGCGTTATCATCTTCGTGACATGCATCAAAACGATCAACTCCTCTTGGAATGTCTTATTCGAAGGTGCAAGTCTGACAATGAGGCTGAGAACTTAAATCCATACCAAGCCATAGCCATATGTCAATTCTTCGTGGAGTATCGACGCCTCCAATCTATCACCTTTGCTATGTTGTTTCCAAATCAAGATGGTGAGAGGGTTGACAATTATTGTATCATGGCACAAGCAGGTATGGTGTCAGGCAGACTCAATACTTTGATGTGGTACAATGTGGCACAGCGCAACACACCTGTCATTTTGTTCATGAATGCAGATATTTGCTCACGCACCTCAATTCCCGTTGCCGGAGCCCATGTCGTGCGTACTTCTTTGCATGAACTTCAATCTTCTGTGCAAATGGTTGCTTGGCAGGAAACAGACTTGAATGCTTATGTGGATTATTATGCCACTTTGATGAATGCAAATAAGCTTGCTAAACTTTCTCCTGCTAGGAGTGTTAAGCCAGTGCCATGGGCGGACAATTCCGTCGACCTTGGCCCAATTGCATCTCATTCAGCTGCTCCTGCTCCTCAAGCACCGCCGGCACAAGCTGCACCTATTCCGCAATTGGCACAACCTGCCCCACTTGTACCTCAGGCTGCCCCTATTCCGCAGCTGGCGCAACCTGCCCTACCTGCACCTCAGTTAGCTGCGCCTGTTCCTCCAGTCCCGCTAGCACAGGCTGTGCCTGATCTACCAATTCTGCCAGCACAGGCTGCACCTGTCGTCCACCACCGTGTAGCTGTTCTGTTGCCACAAACGCAGACAGTGTTACAATGGGGTCAGCCCACTCTTGTGAATCCACTACCACCCATTGTTACAGCTCTGCCTCATTTTGGGACAGTTCCGCCACCAGCTGCTGTTGGAGTTCCACCTGCTTTACCAAATTTTCCGCCACTACCCGTGGCTTATGTACCGCCTATTGCACCAGCAGTGGCTGTGCCTGGAGTGCCACCTGCGGGTTTTCCAGCTAATTTGCCATTTTATAATGCACCGCTTCCTGGGCAACCACCCCTGCCTAATTACCCTCCTCCAGCATTGGTGGCGGTTCCTGCCCCATTTGTTGGAGGCCCCCCTGTGGTTGTTATGGCGGGTGACCCAGATGGTGAGGATGACGATGGTGAGGCAGTTGATGAGGCTGAACATGAACTAACAGCTGGCGAAGTGTCTTATCGACCTTTTGAGGCTCTGTACGAGGAATTCGAGAACTCCACTTTTGAACAAGCATTTGACGACTTGCAGCCAGTTGGTTGGGATTGTGGCTTGTTCAATCACTTTTGGTATGCCGCACGTAGCGTCCTGACTTGCCGTGACGTGATCTATCTTCCCAGTGTGCCGGATGACTTGGCTGTTTATCCAAACATTGTGAGCTGCCCGGTGAGAGAGGAGGATACAGGTCTGCACTTAATTGCTAGACAACAAACTCTACCCACTGATTGCGGCTGCTTTACCACCTTAGCCGCCCTTTTCCAGCACTCGCTTTCCCACAGTATGCTGAGTGAGGTTAGTACAAATGCACGTTGTCTTCATGGTGTTTCAAATTATCAATTAATTTGCCCATCGTGTCACGGTTTTCCAGCGGGTTTTCGACGACTTCTTAGGTTTGTGACTTCTCGAGTTGGTGATGCAACCAGTGCGCACTACTTTGAATGCGGTCCGACAAATCCGCAAACAGCCTTTATGCTACAAAAGAAGTGGGGGATTCGCTGTTACGTGTATGTCAGTGAACGGAAGCTGCCAGTGGTGACCCAATTGGACGGGAAGCCTTACTTTTGTTATCTTGGAGGGATCTGCGGCATTACTCGTGGCACCCTAATACCCACACAGACTGCACCAGAAGGGGTGTATTACTGGGACACCCCCACACTTGTCACCTTTGGGCCCGTTTCCTTTTGGCGGACAAGGGCTCGTCTTGCGGTTGGCGCAGGTAGTGCAAACGAGCTCAACCGGCGTGAATCAACGATCAATGTTTTCACCACACATCTTATCAACGCGCAGCGATATACCAAGACCACAGTAATTCGCCGTGGTAAGAGGCTATGCAATGATGTTGAAGAAATTGTGAGGTATAAATACATTGATCTTGGTTTGGAGTCCACCATGTTGCGCGTGGTTGACATTAGCTTCTCTGCTGAATTGAAATTACAAAAGTATCTTTGCTCATCACCTCAAGCAGATGTTTCTGCTCTTGCACGGACACTACTACAGTCTGAACAGCACCCCATTGAAGAAATTAGGGCTGTTGCCGTCATGATGCAATACAACTCCACCTTCGAGCGTAGAAGGCCTGTGGCATATCACTCTAACTATTTTGCAAAGAGGGTTTTTGGTGACCCCATCCCTTATGCCTTAGATGAGAGGCATTCCACAAAAGCCTGCATTTGTTGCGGTGGTTATCCACCTTTGCGCTATCGTTGGGTTGGAGGCCTTTGCCCACATTGCCATGCTGCAGCACAATTATCCAGAGTGGGGATACAGACCTCTGGGGTTGCTGCCTTGCGGGCCGCTGACATTTTTGATTTTGAGGCGACGTCTGTTAGACCCACACATCTTGTTTTCCGCACGGCGACTCCTGTTTATCCAAAGGAGAAGGATGTGCTCCCTGAATTCTATATGACGGAAAAAGAGGCTCGAGCGGCATGGAAAGATGCCCCACGACACACTGAAGGGCCTTTTCCTGAGTTATACCCTTTCTTCGAGCCACCCAAGTATGTCCGTGCGGACGATGCACCCCCAACAGCCGCTCTCACTGATGTTGGGATTCTTCACAGACTGCACAGTACTATATTTCGGGCGACAAGCGATGTCTTGTGCGCAGCAGTCAAGTTCCGTTTGTTTAGTGAACCTAAGCATGAACCTGATGCCCACACTTGGGCATTGGCGCATGTGTGTAGAAACTTACCAGCCCTCAATCTCATTCCTTCAGCTCCCTTGCGGCCCTTACGTCATGCTTCTGAACGTTTAGTCCAGGAGGCATTTGGGGAAAATGGTGTTGTTCCACGACATCTGCTACCAGCCTACCGTGAATGGGTGGCAGAAGAATCTTTTGTCACGCCATGTGATTTGAATCTTGACGCACAAGATGCTGTACACCCTCACACACATGAAGAGGCATGGCTTGACAAGTTCCCTACAAACCGCAGAATACAACTTTGGACTGCCTTATCAAACTTTTTACAAGGTCGTATTGATGAAGGTGAGAGGAGAGGTGTGGAACCGTCACATGTGGCCGATGACTGGCGCCAGTGCTACGGGGAGGTGACAGCTTTTGTTAAAACTGAACAAGCTGCCAATGGACAGCCAGTGGACTGCGAGGGTGGGCCATCCCGTGCGAATCCCCGTGCAATTAATGCCCCCCATGACATGGCCCACCATTTCGTGGGGCGCATTATGCGCCGGGTGACCAGCTTCATTCATGAACGCTGGAATTCCTCAGCCGTGTTGTTTTATGCAGGCGGCGCTAGTCCTGAAACCCTGGATGGTTGGATTAACCAATTTGCGGGGCGTGACGGGCACCCGAGCGGCTATTGGAGTGGGCACGTGTTCATTGCGACAGACTATACCTCTTATGACTGTACACAGAGTAATTACTCACTCCATTTCATGGAACAACTGTACGCAAATTTGGGGGTTGTTGCTCCCAACTTCTGGCGCACCTTGCGAGCATGGAGGCAACCAACTGGAGTCACCTCGGCAGGCGGTAGGTTCAGGGCCCAATGTATGATGGCCTCTGGCAGAGATGATACCGCTGCCATGAATGGTGTGCTGAATGGTGTCGCCCAGTATTGTGCATGGAGTGTGGTACTTACGGGTAGCTGGCCACATGAAGACGCAGCAAAACGAGCCTGGTTGGACAGCAACCTGAGGATTGCCATCTTGGGGGATGACAGCTTGAGTGTGGTGCCAGGTTTGGACATAAATGGGCGTCCCTGGAGCCGACAAGACTTTATTGCACAAATTGCACGCTTCGGTTTTGAAACGAAACTGGAGGAGACGGCAGACGCCTACTGCGCCGTCTTTCTGGGCTGCCGCCCTTATCCAACAGCCACCGGGTTGTCTTGGGGGCCCACAATTGGCAGACGTGTTTTTAAACACCACACAGCCCAGACTTTGAAGGTGCAAGATTTCTTTGCGTGGCTGAGAGGAGTGGTGACAGCTGAGTTGGTACAGTTCGCCCATGTGCCACTCCTGCGGGAGATCGCGTATAAAGTTGACCATTTGCTACAAGGTCATTCCTCTACACCCTTGCGTGTTGGTGAAGATCAGTGGATTATGCAGCGCACTTGTGCTGTGGAGCCTGCTCCTCTGCATGTCTCACTGGATTGCCTCAGCAGGGTGTACGGAATCACCCACTCGGACTACAGGGAGTTTTTGGATTTATTGTCGACTGTGTGTGTGTTGCCAACGGTCCTCAATTGCGCTGCAATTGATAAGACCCTTGGCATCGACGACAAATAGTTTGGCTTGCAGCAATTATTTTGGATAGCTGAAATTTCGACACTCAGGCAAATTACAATACTGATGAGGGGGTGTGGTTGACCCCCGAAACCTCAGAAGGGTTTACTAACGACCAGTTCTTTGAATCGTTACTACATCAGATCCATAAATTACTACATCCCAAAACTATGCCAAATCGTAGTGGGCTTGAAATGTTTTTGAACAAGCAGCCAAATCGACAGCGCAAACCACGTCCTAAACGTCAGCCAAAGAATGTGCGTGTTGTGAAAACACCAGTCTTGGTCAATGCGTCTGTCCGACCTCGTTCGACTGCTCAGCGCACTCCTCGAGTGCTTAAAACTTATCAAGTCACTCCTACAACTCTTTCTTTTCCTATCCCGAGGCAACACCAGGCAGTGGAGCGTGCACTTGCGGCAGATGGTCTGCCGTCATCTAAAATGTCTACGGCTGCACTGAACAGAAGAAGTATGATACTTACTATGGGGGATCACTTCGAGTGTGCCCTAATACAATCACTCTTCTTCCCGCAGCAGCCTTACCCACTGCCAGGTATCCACATAAGTGGAATCCCTAATTTGGTAGCCCTTGGAGACATTGGACCAGAACTTAACCTATCTCGACCTTCTGGCCTGACCCCTGGTCCAGCTTGGACAGGAATTGGACGTTATGTTGAAGCCAGAGGCACCACCCTGAATCAAACAGTTGGCGAAGGCACGGTAGAGGTTGGGCGTTATTCCCGCTTCTCCGGCAAGGCCATTGCTACCGTTGAAACAAGTACTGATGCCCTGGGCAATGCCGAAGTTTGGTTCTTTTCTGACCCAACGGACCTTTCTTATCCTGTCAAAATCCTTAAACCTGCGGTTGGTGGTAACTACACCAACATCACTCCAATTCAAGACATGAATTTCACTTCAAATCCTTATATATTTGCCCAACAATTTGTGTCCGAGGGGGGTGATAATCCTTGTACACTGGTCGAGACTAACTCTCTCTACTACATGGGCGGGTGTGTGTTGGAAGTCTCCACCTTGAACACCAGTGCTTTCCTCTCCACTGCGTACCAAACTCGCACTGGAGACAACACCCCTGATAGGTTCACCCATGACCTCCCTAACTTATGGTCTGCTGGCGAGCCAGTTGGCCCTCTAAGTTTAAATGATTCCCCTGTGACTTGTAACGGTGCCATCTCCGCTTATACTGGAGCTTCTTGGCATGTGGGCACTGCTGCCGCCGATATCAATGGGTGGCCTTCACAAGAAGCCCACAATTATTACCTTTCTTCCTCTTTCAGGCGTTGCTGGGCCTTCGGAGCACCCTGGATCCGTTGTGTGGTACGTACCACCTCGAATGGTGTCCCTGTCCCTGGCTCCGTCCAGTTCAACGTAACTTTTAACTGTTGGGCTGCGACTTCCCCTAGCTCTATGGTACTTGCAGCCTCCCAACCTTTTGAGACAGTTCCGTTACAATCTCCCTCTTGGTTACGGACGCTGAAGACCCGTGGCTGTGTTTACAACAAGGACACTAAGAAGAATGCCTACTCTGAAATGATGCGCGACATGGTTGCTCGTCTTACCTCAGGATTGGCTGGGGACACCCAAGTCCAACGCTCTATCTTGTCCTCACCCAAAGCCGCCATGAGGACCATCTTGTCTTCGCCCCAAGCTGAAAGGCCAGCTAAGACCTCCAGCTGGGTTGACAATGTCGGCCACTTCATTGAGCAGGGGATTGACTTTGGGTTCAGGTACCTCCCGGCCATTTCTAATGCAGCCACCATGTTGGCTTCTCTTTTCTGAAGCCCTGCGCGAGCTCCTCCTCCACCACCTGATCCAGTGCTGGAAAGGCAGCTTGCTGAATATCACCACCAGGCGAACTTGGCGCGTTTGTATCGCCTCCACTTTCCAAACCCGCCGGTTTTGGATGGATTTTGATTGACTTGTTTTTAAATCCAAGTGGTGTGTTCTTCTTTCTTGATTGACTTGTTTTTAAATCCGAGTTGTGTGTGGTGTGTTCTTCCTCCTTGATTGACTTGTTTTAAAATCCAAGCTGTGAGTCACCTGAAACTAATCAACCGATTCCTTAATTTTCTTTCTCGCGTGCCCACTTCCTTCCTCCTCCCACGGCCGAAATCATACTCTGTACAGATGATAGCGGCGTCAGTGGGAGTGCATGCCCCTCAACAGCAGGGTAGGGCACGGTGCACTTTCAGAGTGCCCCGTGAGACGGGACTCCGGTCCCCGTCCCCTCCTGTTGAGTAATTGTCCTTACCGGGGGCCCCACTCCTAGGGCAG